TATTATTTATTAAATATCTTCAAAAGTAGCTCCAGTTGGAGTTAAATTGAAATCTATTTGAATAAATTCAACAGCTTTTGCAGGTTGAATATAAATTGCACCGTATAAAATATTTCTATCAATTGTTTCAGGAGTATTATTAGTTTCATCCATTCTAACTATAAAACTGTAAATACCACGTTTTTGTTTAACTGATTCCATATAAGGATTAACTATATTTAAGAATTTTTCTCTAGTTTGATCTGTATTTTGTTCGAATACAAGATATTTAGAAGTACTTGCAATATATTTTTTAAGATTAATAAGTAATCTTCTAACATTAATTCTATCTAATGAAGATGGTTTTGCTTGTAATGTTTTTTGTCCCCATGCAACTATACCTTCTCTAGGGAAAGAATTAATTGGATTGATTCTATTTTCATATAAAGCATTTAACTCTGCACTATTTAATCTAACTTCAGTTTCAACAACATTAGTTAATCCACCTCTATTAAATCCTGCAGGAGCATACCATTCATAAGCTACGTTATCATTAAACCCCATTACTCCTAACATTTCTACACTAGGTGGAACCCATACAAATCTATTTGTATTTTGATCTTTAATTTTTAACCAAGGATAATAAGTACCAGCGTAATTAGTATCTAATCCTGTAGTTAAAGTTATCGCATTTGCTACATTTGTACCTTTAATATCTAAATCTGCTAAATAGAAACAATCTTGTCTATCTATACAAATATTATTCGCATAATTATAAACAGAAGGATGTTTAGAAATTGTGATACCAGGAATACATAATAATTTTACATCAATTTCTTGAGGATTTGCTACTATATCTAATGCTTTTTTATATACAACTGTACCTGAAGATGTTCCAGAAGAACAATCAAATCCCATAATATTAGCAGAAGTTATATTTTCACCTGTATTTATTTGTTGTGCAGGATCAGTTCCATCGAATCCACCTTGTAAAGGAACTATGAATTTTTTATATTTTGTATTTGAATCTACAGTAATTGTATTTCCATCATTATCTACCATATCGCCTAAATTGAAAGCTACATTATCGCCTACAACAGGTTTATCAGGTAATGGCGCTAAATATTGTTTATTGTCTTCTAATGAAAAATCAAAACCAAATGGAACTTTAGAATTAAATTCACCATTTGCTGTTTGTGTTGTAACAAAAGAAGCTGTTGGTAATGTTCCACCTTTTATTGGAGTTTTAACTGCACCAAATCCAAAAGGAATAGCATTAGCAGTTATTGAGCCGTCACTAATATCTGATTCTACTTCTACTCTAATATAGTTACTAACATTTTCATAATCACCAACATATACTATTTTAGGATTTCCTTCTAAATCAGTAGTAAATGAAGTATATCTATCACCAATTATTCTTCCAATATATTGAGTACTAGTTGGATCTAAATTTACACTATTAAAAGTTTCTAAAACGACAGGTCTAATATCACTATCATCCCATTCTCTAACTATGACAGTAAATGTTCCATAATCAGTTCCTGAAATTGTTCCTGGTTTTCTAATATCTGTAATACTTACTTTTATTTCTTTATTACCGTATGTTCCATCTGTTCTACTTACAAATTTTAATAAATTATAAGTTTCACCACCAAATTCTTGACTAGTTATCCAAGGTGTTTCGGCTGTTCTATATTGATCACCTGCATCATATTCAAAATCCATTGTTACTTGAGTATTTTTTGATACGACAGTTTCGGCCGATGCAGCAATAAATTCAGGAAAAGCACTATACACGTATATAGGTTTTTTGCCTTGTGGATTTGTACCAAATAAGTTTCCAATATAATCATCACTTGTTTCTAATAAAGAAGCTGTATAACTATAATTTTTTGTTCCTACTACATCAATTAATAATGCTGTTTTAGATCCTGTTATAGAAATACTAGATACACTTTCATTTGCAGTTGGTGCTAATAAAGCAACAATATTATCTCCAGAAGCATCTGTACCACCGGATAATGTTCCTATTACACTAGCAGACGTAAATGTTGAACTATTATAATCGGTTCCTATTACACTAGAACTAACAATAAATGTATCTGCAGCACTTCTTGTTACTTCAATAAAATCTAATTTAGAATTCATTTTATCTACTAAATTATTTATAGTCAATGTTAAGCTTGATCCAGTTTCATAATAATATACATTACCAACATCTGCAAATCCAGATCCTGTTGCTATAAATTGATATTTATCTTCTGTTAAACTTGATGTAACTGATAAAATTGCACTATGACTAATTTCTGTAAATGACATTGATGTTGTTGCATATGTTCCTGCAGAATATGTTCCCAAATTAATAGGTGCTATAACGTCATTTGATAAAGTATAACCTTCATCCCATAAAGTTCTTATTAAATATGCTGGTGCATTTTTTAAATAACTTTGAGCAGCATATTGAGTATAAAATTTTTCTGATGTTGTTCCAAATAATTGTATAGCTTTATTTGGAGAATCTACTAAAACTGGAGTAAATGCAGGTCCCTTTAAAAAAGGTCCTATAATTACTGCTCCTATTTGATCAACTCCTTGAGGAAGGAATGTTTGATCAAACTCTTCAGTGAATACACCAGGGCTTACGAATTTTTCTGCCATTAATTTTCTCCCTTTGTTTATTTATAAATTAATTATTGTTTATTATTAAAAGTTGTTATCTATATATAAATATAGCTCCCAAAACCCAAAAGCAATTTTTTATTCAAAAGTTACTTTTACACCTTCTAACGTGTTTGATTTTGTATTTATTGGTTTTTTAGAATAAATATCTGGAATTATATATGCATTAACAACTAATGTAAATTCATTTGATATTACACGCTTAGCTTCACTTACTTCAGATGTATCTGAAAATCCGTCTATTTTTGTTTTAAATTTAATTCTTTCATTTCCCCAATAACTATTATTATGAAAGTTAATCAGTTCCATAAGATAATTCATTTGTTCAATATAATCTGTTTGCACTATAAATGAATATTCTAAAATTACATAATCAGGAATAATTATATTCTTTACTATCTTTTTGGGTTTTCTTCCAGTAATTGCACTAAAAGGCGAATACTTATTTTCTTTGGTATAACTCTGTGCAATTGTATAATATAATTGTGGATTATCTGCTTGAAATTTATGAACTGGCATTGATTCATTTCTATCCATACTTGTTCTTTTATATAAAATAATAGGAGATTGGATTTGTCCTTTTTTATCACGTATAACACCTTCTTTTTGAGACGAAGTCCATTTTTCTCTATTACCGTATAAAACAGGAACATCTTTATATTCATTATTTATTTTTAATTTTGGATTCATTACTTCATCTATATAATACTTTATCATAGAATCTATAGTATATAAATCTACTTTTATATCTTTAAATTTTTCAACAACACCTTTTGAAAAATTATCAATTCTATTATTTACTGATTTTCTATTTATTTTATTATTCTTATTCATAATATTTTATTTCCTTATTCTGAATAATATAAGCTTTTTTCATGTTCTTCAACATATCTATCTAAATCTTTAATTTGAGTTTTATTACTATCAGTTAATACAGCTGTACAAACAATTGACCAATTATGATTAGAACTATCTTGTTGACCGCCAACTAATTGATTTTCTGCTGTATGAACTATTTCATAATAATTAGTATTCCATTCTATTACATCACCTTCTTCTGGATAATAACAAGCTTCTTCTAATAATTGTCTATTAAATCCAACTTCTAAAGTTTGTGTGTAATCATACCCTTTTTCATCAAATGAAGGACTAGTATCTGAATGGTCTATTAATCCTGCACAAATAACATCTGGAAAATATATTTTATTCTGTGATTCACCATATAAGTTATCTTCTGTTTCAGCTATACTTAATTTATATATATTTACAACAGTATCAATTATTTTTGTTAATAATTCTCTATTAACCATATGAAACATTTTTAAATCTCTTTGTTTATTATATAATGGCATTAATTACTCCACATTATCCTATGTATATTGGCATAGGAATTTTATTAATAGTTTCTTGAATTTGTTGTGCTTCTTCATTTTTTGCTTCTAACAATTGTCTTCTACTTGTGCCATCTAACATTTCTCTTAATTGTTCTATTAAATTAGATTTTTCTTCAGTTGCTTCTGATCTTAGAGCATCACCGTCTAATGCTATTTCTTGATTTGGAATAGGTATATCACCATATTTTCCTCTAACATTACCAAGCATTTCTTTTACCAATGCTATACCATATCTTATTATCCATTGTTTACCTGTAGAATTTATATTTTTATATTCCATTAAGTCATATGGTGCGTTTGATAAATCAGATGTCCAACTTCCATCTATATTCCCTGATCCACTCACTAATAAAATATTTCTATCTTCATATCTATCTTCTTCTACTATAAAATCAATCCATAATTTTGTTGCAACAAGTGGTATTGGAAATATTTTTATTTTATTATTTGCTATTTCAAAACTATAAGCAGATCTTCTTATTTGATTACTCATTTCAATTGCCTGAGTTCTCAATAATGTTTCATTTATAGGCATCATCATAAATTGAATCGCTGGAGACATTCCACCCATACCGAATGAATCTATTAAATTTCTAGTTCCATCTAATCCACCTAAATATGGATCAAAATATCTATTAATTGCGGGTGGCTCAAAATGATATACTCTTCTTAATTCAACAGTTCCACTAGGATATAAAATATCTAAATCATAAAGTTGTTGACCTTCTATAATATCTATAGATCCAGATCTTAGTTCTATATTATCACCTAATCCAATTTCTGTTGCATATTGCTCTGTTAATTTAATGTAGGTATTCAATGTTTGATTAATTGGTTTATGCGTATAGTTAGCCGAACTTGTTGTTCCTTGTAACGCTAATAAGTTTTCACGTATGTTAAATTGATTAACCTGATTAGAATATTCCATTACAGCTAATTCATATGCCATATACATTGAACCAGAATCTAATTCAATCTGAACTATTGGATATCCTAATGTTCTACCAGCCAATATTGAAAATCTTTTAACATTATCAACAAAAACTACATCGTTATCAAAATATCCGTATGCAGTAGATCCTGAAACTGTTCCTGGATTTTCATCCCATAAATTAAGATTTAAACTAGATGTAACAGCCATTTATTATTCTCCAGATATAATTGTATATTTATTATTTAAATTATTATTAAAAATCTATGATTTTTAATCTATATTCATTCTGAATATAGATAACTATTAATATATTTATTATATTTTATTATTTAATTATAAATATAGGTTTAAAATATGAAAAGTAATTATTTTTTATTTTTATGAAAATAATTCTTCTCTTATATAAATATTTAAAAAATAATTTTTTGTATTTCAATAACTTATATAAATATATTTCTGTAAATATTTAAAAATAAAAATTTTTAGTTGACATAATTTATTCAGAATATATAATGAATTTAAATTATTATTAAAGGTGGTTATTTATTATGTTTTATTTATTATTTGTTTTAGCAATATGTATTTTTATATTTGTAATGTATTATATTTCGTATAGAAATAATAGACCAACAAAAAATTCCAAATATGTTTATTTAAAATTTAAAGAATATATTAAATATAAAAATAAATTATGTAATACAGAAGGATTTTACTTTAATATAAATACTAAAAGTATATCGTATAAAGGTGAAAAAAATAGTCCTTCGATTTCAGAACAAATTTATTATCCAGTTATTAATTTAGAATATTGTAATTATGATGTATATTTTAATTATATTGAATATTTAAAATATAACTTTTATTATAATAAAAATAGAAAAATGTTATATAAAAAACAAAAATTAATAAATGAAAAAATAACAATAGAAAAAAATAAAGTAGATACAGAATTTTTCAATCTAAAATTTTATAAATTTGGCTTAAATATGTCTGATAAAGAAATTAATATAAATACTAATATTGATTTATTAAATAAAAAATAAATAAGGTATAAATTATTAAAACTAAATAATAAATAAAAAACCCTCTCTATTCTGAGAGGGTTTCAATCGATTTATTTATATCCTACGTATTTTTGTAAGAATTTATACTGTATCAAGTCCTTGAACTATGATTTTTCCGTAGAATGATTTTCTAGTGATAATCTTTCCGTAACGAGTCATAATACCTTTTCTTGGAACTAAAGTATTAGGATCATAGATAAGTGGAGTCATGATAAGTGGAATATAAGGAGCAAATACAGCACCAGTTTCAAGGAAACTTGATCCTCTAAATCCAACTAATATTTGATTTTCTAACATATAAGGGTTTTTGTAAACATCAATTTTGTTATTAATAACACCAACTTGTTCAACACCCATAGCATATTTCATACCATTTTTATCATAAGCTTTTGCGTTATAACCATTCATACTTTCAAAAATAGTTGCAATAGTTGGAGATACAACAGCAAAGTTAGCTCCACCACGCATAGTTTTTTGATGAATAGCATTACTTAATTTACTCATTTTAATACCAAGAGTATTATACCATTCAGTTTTATTAGAAATTACATAGTTAGAGTTTCTTGACCATGTGCTATTTCTATATTCAACACCAGGATCTGCAGACCAATATTCTGTAGTTGCAGCATTTGTAATTAACATATCTAAAATTTCTAAATCAATTTCTTTTGAAATATTTTCAGAAAGAATATTTGTTAATTCTGCTTCTGCATCAACTGATTGATAAGCCATTAAATCTTGAGCAATTTCAGGTGTCCAACTAGCTTTTAATTTTCTAGTTTTTGCTACAATAGGTTTTGAATTGAATTCTAAGTTTAATTCAGGAATATTGAATTCATTAGGATTTGTTCCAATAGTTGCATTACTTCTATACTCGAAATCACCTCTATCAGAAGCAATAGGTTGCTTAGAGTAATGAACATCAAATGTGCTATTAACAATTCCAGATCCAGTTACGATAAAAGTAAGTGTAGAACCATCAGAATTAATTGAAGTAAATTCAGGATATACATCTAAAGTACTACCAGAAACTACATCAAAAGATCTAACAGCTAATTGATCATATGCTGAATCAATACTTGAAGAGTTAATTATAACTTTTTTCATATTACCAAAAGAAGCTGAAAGGTCTGGTCTAAATTTTACATCAGCCCAAGTTACAGATCCAGTTACACCGGCAGCTGAAGCAGTTACTTGATTAACTGAATATGAATATCTACCAGCACCGTATAATCCACCAGTAGGATCTCCAGCACTTTCAGTATCACCGTAAATGCTACTATCTGCTTCGAAAGGAAGTTTAGTATTTCCGTATTTGAATTCTAAGAAGAATACAAGTCCAGAAGGTAAGTTCATTGGTTGAACACTGACAAATTCTTTTGCAGCTATTTCACCAAATACTTTTCTAACTAATGGTAAAGCTACACCTGACCATTCTTCAGAACCTTGAACATTACCAGTTTGAGTACTTTCTTTAATTAACTGAATAGCTTGATTTTCTAATAAGAAAGCCATACTATGTTTTTCAGATTCATTAACTAAATTTTTAAGTAAACCAGTTTTTTCCCATTTTTTTTGTAATTTGATAGCTTTATTTCTTTGTTGGTTATACAAAGATTTTGAATCACCATCACCAATTATATTTTTTAAATTTTGTAAGTTATTCATTAGTAAATTTCTCCTATTTATAATTTGTTAATTGTTTTTAATATTTGCTATTTTTTGCCATCTTTTAGCAAAGTCAAACATTTCTACATCTTCTTTTATAATTTGATTTTCTTTTATATTAGAAGGTGTTGAAGAATTTGAATTTATAATTCTTTTTTTATTTTTAGTTGAACTTTCTTTTACGACAATTTTATTAATTTGTTTGTATATATCATTTAATTGTTGAATATTTTTTGCTCTATCAAATGCTTCTACGATTTTAATTTTATTTTTATTTGAAAAATTCTTTTTATTAAATAATTCTTGAATATATGATGATTTTTTATTAATATATTTAATATCTTTAAATTCTTCATGTAATCTATTCATATCAGATTTTAAATGATTATGCTCTTTTTTAAGTTTTCTATAATCTTCTTTTAATGAATCATATTTTTCTTCTAATTCATTATATTTATCATCTTCTTCTTCATCTAATTCAATTTCAATTTCTTCTTCATCTAATTCAATTTCAATTTCTTCATCTTTAGATTCATCAATTTCTTCTTCTTCTTCTTCATCTAATTCAATTTCAATTTCTTCATCTAAATCTTCTTCATCTTTAGCTTCATCAACATTTTCAATATCTTTATTAATCATATCTTCAATATCATCGGCTTCTTCAATTGAATCTTCTTCATCTTTAGATTCATCAATTTCTTTGTCACAATTAGATTCATCAATTTCTT